AGACTAACCTCGTGCTAGTCTATAAAATATAAGTTTTATAAAATTTTAAATCAAATGACTTTGTCAACAGACCTTACTCTTTCAAAAACTCACCAACGTCAAATTTACCTGTTTTAATTTTTAGGTTAGGTTTTGACGACCTATTTGTGCTTGGTGAAGTTATACCGTTGAATATATGGGCTTTGCCCTTTTCAAAGCCTTCACTAAACAATATCTTTTTAATTTTTTCTTTATTTCTCCACATCCAAGCTATTTCAGATACATTAGAGTGTGAAGCGTATATGTCATCGTTAAATTTACCTGACGTTATATACTTATATAAATTTTTCTTTTCATTTTTACTAACCTTACCTCCAAAATAAGAATCAACATTTTTTAAATGATTTTGTAAATCTTTTTTATTTTGTTGTAAGTTTTGTTGTCTTTCCTGCTCTGTTTGATTTTTTTCTTGAATAACTTTTTGTTTTTCATTTTTTAAAGCAGTTTTTAACTGTCTTCTTATTCTTGTAGACTCTCTTTTCATAACTCCAGAATCTTCCATTTTATCTAATGATTCATCAATATCATATTCGTCCATACCGTCAGCCTTCATTTCTTCTGCTAACAACTCTCTGTCACTTAATTTAATTAAATCTTGTAACGTATTGATAGAATCATTTGTTGGTTCTGTTGGTTTTGGTGTTTGTTGATTTATTATTTCATTAACACTTTTTACAAAATCTTCTTTT